CTCTTCCTCGACGAATTCGCATTCGTTCCAAACCATGTTGCAGACTCGTTCTTTGCATCTGTTTATCCTACTATTACTTCTGGTAAAAACACCAAAGTAATTATTGTATCAACCCCTCACGGTATGAATCATTTCTACCGTATGTGGCATGATGCAGAGAAAGGTAAAAATGAATATGTCCCTACAGATGTCCACTGGTCAGAGGTTCCAGGTAGAGATGAGAAATGGAAGAAGACAACAATTAAGAATACATCGGAAGCACAGTTTAAGGTTGAGTTTGAATGTGAGTTCCTAGGATCAGTCAATACTCTAATTGCTCCAAGCAAACTGAGAACTTTAATATATGATAATCCTATACAGAGAAATAAAGGATTGGATGTATATGAAAATCCAATCCAAGACCATGATTATGTCATGACAGTTGACGTTGCCAGGGGAGTTGGTGAAGATTATTCGGCATTTGTTTGCGTTGACATTACAGAATTTCCCCATAAGGTAGTTGCAAAATATAGAAACAATGACATTAAACCAATGTTATTTCCGAATATCATTTATGAGATAGCAAAGAGTTATAATAGTGCATATATCTTATGCGAAGTTAATGATATTGGCGACCAAGTTGCAAGTATTTTACAATATGATCTTGAGTATCAAAATCTTCTTATGTGTTCTATGAGAGGTAGAGCAGGTCAAATTGTGGGTCAAGGATTCTCTGGTAAGAAAACTCAATTAGGGGTTAAGATGTCCAAAACTGTAAAAAAAGTTGGATCACTTAATCTTAAAACTCTTATAGAAGAAGATAAAGTCATCTTCAATGATTATGAGATCATTTCTGAGTTAACAACATTTATATCAAAGCACAATTCATTTGAAGCTGAGGAAGGATGTAATGATGACCTGGCAATGTGTCTCGTCATTTATGCCTGGCTAGTCCAGATGGATTACTTTAAAGAGTTGACAGATCAAGATGTTCGTAAGAGATTATATGAAGAACAAAAAAATCAAATAGAACAGGACATGGCACCATTTGGATTCTTAAATGATGGTTTGGATGAGGGCAGTTTTGTTGATGGTGAAGGAGATACTTGGTTTAAAGCAGACGAATATGGAGATAGATCTTTTATGTGGGAATATAGGTAATGGATTTAGATGGTCAAATAAAACTTGGTCACCTTTTACTACAAGATAGAAAATGTAGAACCTGTGAGATAACAAAAAATTTAATTGATGGATTTTATAGAACAAGAAAAGATAGAGGACCGGTTGCTTCGTCATATTCTTATGAATGTAAAGAGTGTACAATAAAAAGAATATTGTCAAATAAAAAACCAGATATAAGATGGGAATACCCAGATTGGTGATTCACGTCAAGTTTCCCCTGTGAAAAGTAAGTTTTTAATAAATATTTTCAGTTAAACATGAGACCACGGAGAAAAAAACATGGCGACTCCTCAATTGTCTCCAGGCGTATTAGTCCGGGAGGTTGACCTTACAGTAGGAAGAGCTGAGAACGTATTAGATAATATCGGAGCGATTGCGGGACCTTTTGCAATTGGACCTGTTGACGAACCAATTGATATCAGCACTGAACAAGACCTCATCAGTACGTTTGGTAAGCCAATATCCACAGATGCTCAATATGAGTACTGGATGAGTGCATCAAACTATCTTACCTATGGAGGAGTTCTTAAGGTTGTAAGAACCGATGATGCTCAACTGAACAATGCTAACGCAGGTGTTGGTATTGCTTCAACAACATCTTTAAAAATTAATAACTACGACGACTATCAGCAGAACCATAAGGAAAGTGATAATACTTTTACTTATGCTGCTAAGAACCCCGGTGCTTGGGGCAACGGTTTAAAAGTCTGCTACATCGATGATTTTGCAGATCAAACTGTTGGCATAGCAACCACTTCTCTCAGTCAAATCGGAGCACAAATCGGATTTGGAGTTACTGCTTCGCTGAGTGGAGTTGTAATTCCTGGAACTGGAACCACCTCTGAATTCACTGGATTCCTGAAAGGAATCATCACGGGTCTGACGACGGACACTAGTGGTAATTCTAGTACAATTGACATCAAAGTTGTTTCTCGCGTAGAAACTGTCGGTACTGGATCTACCGAAACCAAAATCAATTATGCAGAGGGAACTTCCTTCGCAGCATTCGGAACTGGAACTGGACTGAACATTGTTAACAACTCTGGTATTAATACCACGGGTATAATTCCTAATAAGGTATATACACCTGGAACTGCAGTTGACTGGTATGATCAGCAAACGCTTGGTTTAAGCAACTCTACTCTGTTCTGGAAGTCCATCGCTCCAAGACCTACGTCTAACGTCTTTGTAACCGATAGAAACGGTAAGAACGATGGTATCCACGTTGCTGTCGTTGATGATACTGGAAGTATTACTGGTATCAAGGGTAATCTGATTGAGAATTTCTTGAATCTCTCCAAAGCAGGAGATGCTATCTCAGATTATAACGCTCCTACTAAGAACTACTACAAGGACTACATTGCAGACTTCTCTGCAAATGTCTACTCTGGATACAACCTTTCCTCTGGTATCACTACCAGTGGCGGTTCTACTTGCGTACCTAGAGCATCTGGATTCTCCACTGACTTTACTCCAGTTACAACTGGCGATGGTCTCTTCGGACTTGATTCTCAGGATGTAACCTTCTCTGTTCTTGGTAATAAGACCTTCACTCTTGGTGGTGGTGTTGACTATTCCGCAGCAAACGGAATGAAGGCAGAACTTTCTAACCTCATCACTTCTTATCAACTCTTTGAAAACAAAGACGAGATTGAAGTTGACTACCTGATCATGGGTCCTGGTTGCACCAATGAGTCTGATTCACAAGCAAAAGCAAACTACATCATCTCTCTTGCAAATTCAAGAAAAGATTGTGTTGCAGTTGTTGGTCCACACAGAGCAAACTTGGTTAACGTTACCAACACAACGACTCAAACAAACAACTTAATTAACTACTTTGCTCCACTTCAATCGTCTTCATACGCGATCTTTGATAGTGGGTACAAGTATCAGTATGACAGATTTAACAACATCTTCCGTTACGTACCATGTAACCCAGATGTTGCTGGTTTGATGACTCGCACAAACTTAGTTGCATTCCCATGGTTCTCGCCTGCCGGACAACAGCGTGGAGTTATCAACAACTCGGTTAAACTTGCATACAACCCAACCAAAGCACAAAGAGATAAACTGTATCCTAACAGAGTTAACTCCTTTATCACCACACCTGGTATCGGAACACTTCTGTTTGGTGACAAGACTGCTCTCGGATATGCCTCCGCATTCGACAGAATCAACGTTCGTCGTCTGTTCCTCACCATTGAGCAAGCACTTGAGAGAGCAGCACAGGCACAACTCTTTGAACTCAATGATGAGTTAACGAGAGCAAACTTCAGAAATATCGTTGAACCATTCTTACGTGATATTGAAGCGAAGAGAGGACTCTACGGATTCTTAGTTATTTGTGACAGCACAAATAACACTCCTGATGTTATTGATAATAATGAGTTCAGAGCAGACATCTTCTTGAAACCTGCTAAGAGCATCAACTACGTAACCCTCACCTTCGTTGCTACCAGAACTGGCGTCAGTTTTGAAGAAGTAGCGGGTAGAGTTTGATTATATTATTATCTAAATAACAATAAGGAGAATTAAAAAATGGCACACTCACTTACCGACTTTAAATCAAAACTTGTAGGGGGCGGCGCTCGCCCCAATCTATTTGAGGTCGAAATCACACCTGGTGATCTCCCTACAGGAGTCGCCAAATATGATGGAGATGTTTTTAAATACATGTGTAAAGCAGCAAACCTTCCTGCTTCTAATGTAGCTTCGATTGATGTTCCTTTTAGAGGACGTACTTTCAAAGTTAATGGTGACCGTACATTTGATAACTGGACCATTACTGTCATTAACGACGTTGATTTCAAAATCAGAAGAGCATTTGAAGAATGGGCGCAGTTTGTTGCTAACTATCAAGAAGCATCTGGTGCAACTGATCCAGGTTCTTATATGAGATCTGCTACCGTTAAGCACTTAGGCAGGAAAAAGTCTAACGTTGGTTACGGTGAAGGCAACTCTAAAGGCACAGGTCTTAAAACTATTGCCCAATATAAATTTGCGGATATCTTTCCAGTTAATGTTTCTGCAATTGATCTTTCTTATGATACCACAGATACTATTGAAGAGTTTACTGTAGAATTTGCAGTTAACTATTGGTATCCTCAGAACGTTTGATATCTGGTCTAAATAGTCTAAGGAAACTTAGATTCATATAGTCATGTCCAAGTTATTTGGGTTCTCAATAGAGGACACCGAACCACTATCTCCAAGTGCAGTCAGTCCCGTTCCTCCCAACAATGAGGATGGGTCTGACCACTATATGAGTAGTGGTTTTTTTGGTACTCATGTAGACATTGAAGGTGTATATAAAACTGAGTTTGATCTTATCAAACGATATCGTGAAATGTCACTTCATCCAGAAGCAGATAGTGCAATTGAAGATATTGTAAACGAAGCAGTTGTTTCAGATTCCAATGATAGTCCTGTAGAAATAGAACTTTCAAATTTAAATGCCAGTGATGGTATTAAAACAAAAATTCGTAAAGAATTTAAATATATTTTAGATTTATTGGATTTTGATAAGAAGGCACATGAAATTTACCGTAACTGGTATATTGATGGTCGTATCTATTATCATAAAATTATTGACTTAAAGAAACCCGAAGAAGGTATTCAGGAGTTACGTTACATTGACGCTATGAAAATGCGTTATGTTCGACAGCAAAAGAAAAAACCTAATGATGGTACGGGTAGAAATAATTTATTAGTTAATTCTAGAAATGATAATCCTATGGATTATGACTTTCCAGAAATTGAAGAGTATTTTATTTACAATCCTAAGACTACATATGGGGGAAACCCTATGCAGTCCAGTGCAAATCAGGGAATTAAAATTGCTAGAGATGCAGTTACATATTGTACCTCTGGTTTAGTAGATAGAAATAAAGGATCAACTCTTTCATATCTACACAAAGCAATTAAGTCACTCAATCAACTTCGTATGATTGAGGATAGTCTTGTTATTTACAGACTATCAAGAGCACCAGAACGTAGAATTTTCTACATTGATGTTGGAAATCTTCCTAAGCAAAAGGCAGAACAATATCTGCGCGACGTTATGATGCGTTATCGTAACAAACTTGTGTATGATGCAAACACCGGAGAGATTCGTGATGACAAAAAGTACATGGCAATGCTTGAAGACTTCTGGCTTCCCAGGCGTGAGGGTGGAAGAGGAACCGAAATCTCCACTCTCCCTGGCGGACAGAACTTGGGTGAAATCACTGATATTGAGTATTTTAAAAAGAAACTCTACCGTTCACTTAACGTCCCTCCATCTAGAATGGATGGAGAAGGTGGGTTTAACTTGGGGAGATCTTCTGAGATCTTAAGAGATGAACTTAAGTTCACCAAGTTTGTTTCTCGTTTAAGAAAGAGATT